GTCCAAGAGTATGCGGAGATTGCAAGCTTCAAATACGTTTGGCGCGCGGGTAAGAAAGGCGATGCCAACCAAGACAAGGCCAAGAGCATTTGGTACTTACGTTTCAGCATGGGCGACGACCCACGTAGAACGAGTTGAATGATGGATTTCAAACCCGGCATTTACGAAGACCTGGACTACCCGACCTATGATTCCATCCCAGCCTGGCGTAGTCATGACCTGACATCGATCGCTAAGTGTCCCTATACTTGGAAGCACGGCGTGTTCAAAGAGACCCCTGCGCTCCTCGAGGGCCGTGTGCAGCACTCCGTATTCCTAGAGCATCATAAGTTTTTTGACGAGTACGCCATTGAGCCAGTCGTCGATCGACGTACTAAGGCGGGTAAAGCAGAGTATGCTGAGTGGCTTGAGACAGTCGGTGATCGCACACCCGTAAAGCAAGACCTATACGATCTATGCATGGAGCGACGAGAGGTCGTGCGCGACCATATCCCCCAGCCTGACCACCAGGTGGAGCTAACGATTTGTTTCATGTGGAACAATCATCCGTGTAAAGGGAAGCTCGACTGGCATACTGGGTCGGACATCTGGGATCTCAAAACCTGCCGGGACGCATCACCGCGTGGCTTTCGAGGTGCGATCAACACCTTTCGATACCACCAACAAGCGGCATTCTACTTGGCAGGGTGTAGGGCGGTTGGGTTGCCTACAGACAGGTTTTGCTTTTTAGCGCAGGAGAAAACACACCCCTACCCGTTTGCTGTCTACACGTTGTCAGAAGAAGCGATTGCCTATGGCGATGCTCAGAACGAACAAGCGTTAGCGGTAGGGTTGGCGTGTGAGGAAGCGGGAATCTATCGACCGTACAACGTCGAGGGAGTCACAGAGTTTGGGCTTGCAGACCTCGCCTGAAGAGGAGCGGGAATGGGCAGAGCAGATCAAGTATCATGCCGCCCGTGCAATATGGCACAAGCGTCGTGCCACGGTGCCTAGCGGCAAATACTCATGGGCGATTTGGTTTGAGAAGAAGTATGGGGAGCCGTACTTGCAGTACGTTGAGAGGATGAAGAAACAAAAAAAGGGGAGCCGTAGCTCCCTGATCACGATAGATGCTTGAGTGTTTCTTGGCCCACTCTGTGCCTAACTTGTGCCGCCGCTGGTAGTCGGCTGTCAGCATCCTTTTCGACAACACTTCGGAATGAGCCAAGATCATTCTCTTCCATGATCCAAGCACCATTGATGCCAGAAAAACCGACCTTGTAACCCGATGCCTGCTTGTGAATTTTTTTGATCTTAGAGATTGCCTCTTTACGAGATGCCGCCTCAACAGCTCCAAGAAAGCATAAAAGGTTTGTGGGGTAGTCGCCAAAGCCATACTCAGCTGTGTTTTCAGAATAGCGGTAGCCTTGGTCGATTGCATAATATCTGCTCATTTTTGTCTCCTTGATTGTGAATTCCGTAGACGCCTTTCGGCGTTTTGACTGGTATTCAATCAGTCTCATCAGTACGGTTAGTCGTCATGCTCTTCAATGACACCGCCCCAAATCTCATCGGCTAATGGGTCACTGTTAGGTGTTACTCCATCGTCCCACATGTAGGCTTCGCCATAATTTAAGACCGTGTCAGCATCGAAGTTGTACTTTTTTGCAGCGATTCGCAGGTCTTTTTCTGAGTAGATGAAGTTGGGCTTGGTGGCGCCGCTTGACCACCAAATTCTCCAATAACGATCTGTGCTATTCATGTTTTGTCTCCTTAGATTGATGTACCCAGACGCCTTCGTGGGCGTTTCGCTAGATTCTCACTAGCTCATCAGTGGGTTTAGGCTTCCTGAAAACAAAAGCCCCACGCCAAATAGTAAAGACCATCGGCGTTTGGTTTGTCGTCAAGCGACGGAGGTTGATCTCCGAAATACTCCATGAATTCTGGATCATGAGCGTTTGGTGCGATACAAGTTGCAAAAACCTGCTCAAAAACCTCGCGAGTGACGTAGGGTTGTAACCAGCCATTCCAAGTGTTGTTTTCTTTGATGGCACCTTCGAAAATAAAATCACCATCAAGCGTAAATGAAACATTTTTCATAAGAACTCTCCTTTAATTGACTTAGTGGTAAGCACTCCAATGAATGCTCACTAGTAAGTCGTGAATCCCTGAGCCTCTCGGTTGTCAGTGCTTTGCCCGCTGGCTGTCGGTCTGTCTGATGTGTCCCTCGCCGACAAGACAATATTACTAAAATCCCGTGTCGTTGTATACACTTTTATGCAAATAAATGTAAAAAAGTAGAAAAAAATGCAAAAAAAGGGCTCCAAAAGAAGCCCAAGTTGAGAGCGAGGAAGCGTAACACTCTCAAAACTCAGTGTCTGTTTGCTCGTTTTCCAGAATTGCGTGGCCGATTAGTTCGGGTATGGGTGGCACAACGGCGTTTCCTAAGCATTTAAGTCGGTGTGACCGATCGGGAACCCCATGAGCCACTCGACCCACGTCGGGTTCAATGTCCCATTCGTTTTTTCTTGATTGTCTGTGTGCTGCACTGCCACATCCAAGGTGTCCCGACTTACCTTGCCATTCCTCATTCTGCCTCCAATATAACCACCTTTGTAATCCCGCGTAGAGGGTGTCGGCCACAACTGCACGGCTCGATTCAACGTAATGTGAGTGTGAATCCCTGTTTTCGGATTGTATGCCCTTTGATTCTGAGCGGCTTTTTTGCCGTCTTTCGTCACCAACTGCTCTATGAATTTTCCCTCTCCTGCTGAGTTGTTGGTCGGGGTCGGCCAATACGCTCTCTTGTTGACTTGCACTCTGAGGCTGTCTTTTGTTCCCGCGTGATCCGTGTTCATCTCCCAGTCCGTCGGGGCTGCATGCTTCGCTTCCTGCGCTCTTGGGGTAGGCCACAATCCACACCCGATCTCTGTGATGGTGCGCGCCAAGTTCGGAAGCTGGTATACAGTGCCACTCCGCATCATACCCGAGCGAGGAAATGTCCCCGAGAACTCGCTTAAACCAATCTCCCCGTTCTCCAGAAAGCAAGTTTGTGACGTTTTCAAAGATAGCGTACCGGGGTCGAACCTCCCGAAGAAGACGGGCGCACTCTGACCAGAGTCCGCTACGCTCGCCTTCAATACCTGCTTGATTCCCTGCAAGGGAGAGGTCTTGGCAGGGGAAGCCTCCAGTGATGACATCAACTCTAATTCCATCGGAAATAAGTCGGTCTGCTGTGATTTGTCGGACGTCGTCATAGATAGGCACTCCAGGCCAGTTTTTTTTCAGAACTTTTTGAGCGTAGGAATCTATCTCGCAAAAGGCTACGGTTGTAAAACCTGCCTTTTCTAAGCCCAACGTAAAGCCACCGATCCCTGCGAATAAATCTAATACATTCATTTCTGAAACACCCTATCGCAAGTCATCATACCGCTCAATCAATCGCTTTTTGTCTATCAGCCAGAACACTAGAAGGTATCGATCGCCCTGGTCAACTGCAAGACCGCGATGGAGGTTGGTAAAGGATGGGAAGATCAACGCATGACCACTAGGCAACGGGTTCAACACACCGTGGTTATGGAACTCCGTGCCACCGCCTTTGTACCCGTCTGTGTTGAGCGGCACTACTACGCTAATATCGGCACTCTCGTCGTGATGCCAGGCGCCTTTTTGTTTGTCTCGAGGGTTGTAGTTTGCGAGCTGAATTGAGTTGACGTCTTTGCAATCTCTCTGATACAGCACATTGAAAATGGGGTTCAGCACGTTCTGGACCACAAACCACATGTTGCGATACAACTCTGGCACCTCTTGCTGCAACACGACTTCAGGGATCTGTCGCAGCTCATCTTCATCGGGGTTGGTTGCGAAAAGACCCGCCGCCTTCATGTGCTCAATCTCTTCGACCAGCATTTTGCAGAACTGTCTGCGGAACAACGGCACGCGATAAATGTCGGGGTAGATACGTTTGCAAAGCGCCGACACGGGTGTCTTCGTCATGCGATCCACACCATCCTGCGCCCGGTAGTCGGCGATCAACGGCACGGTTTCTTGCACGGCCTTGTACAGCGGCTGGTTGATAAACCAGTGCGACTGCATGGACAGCATGTAGTTCTTGATTTCATACATTTGTATAATTTTAAGTAGGAATGTAGAATCAAGCAATCTTTTTAAGAATTGCAGGTGGTAAAGCCAGTGTACGAAGAAGATAGCACCGACGCAGACACGATGGAACGTGATGACCGCAAGCGCAAGTCGTTGGCGATTGATGACAAGACGTATTGGAAGCTCAGAGAAATTTGTGCCAAAGAACGTCGCACATTGATCATGCAACTACAGCTCTTGATCGAGAATCGATACGACGAGCTATTCCACGACGAGCGTTACTGATGAGTTTGTTCAAGCGTAAAGCGGCGCGCGACGGCGTGCCACAATCGTACCGCCCGGTCGCCGATGCGGTCGAGGTTATCGATCTTTTCAGTCGGATGACACTACACCAACAGGCCGCACTGCTGCGTCTGTGCAGCCGTAACCTCATGATGGAGGTGGATGGTGAGCTTCACATGGGTTACGACTTTGATTGGGACGTCAAAGGCGCCATGATTATCGCAACCCCCTCCGATGTGGAGTTCTTACCCAGCGAGGGAAGCGATCCCACCTAGCGGACCCCGTAACCTACCCG